CGCCGAAAAACCCGCAGATCGCCCCACCGATCTGCTCCAGCAGCTTACCGCCCTCACCGATCAGCCAGGAAAGGCCGGGGATCTGTGCAAGGGCACCAACAGCAGCAAGAACGATCGCCAGCTCAGCGATAAGAGCACCCATGCCGAGCACACCTATCATAGCGCTTGGGATCAATGCGGCTACCGCACCCAATGCGACCATAATGCCGGACAGCAGACCGATGCCGGCGATGGTTTTCACCAATACACTTGTATCAAGTCCTGCCAGAGCATCAATGATGCCGGAGAAGAATGCCGCGATCACATTGACTGCCGCCTGAATGAGTTCGGGCAGCCGCTCTGCAATGCCGTTCAGCAGATTGATCAGGAACAGCATAATAGAGTCAACGATTTCCGGAGTATAGTTTGCAAGAGAAGCGAGCACACCGGACAGCAGTGCTAATGCACCGTCAGCAATGGCAGGGACGCACTCAACAAGTACATCCACCAACGTAAGAACGACGGCCTTAACAGCTTCTCCAATAGCGGGAGCCCCCTGAGCGATCACGCCGCAGAACGCTATAATAGCCTCACCGAGCTTTTCGGCAATGGCAGGGATCAACGCGGCAATCCCTGTGATGATCGTGCTGAGTCCGGCCACAATAACGGTCACGCCTGCGCCAAGAGAAGTAGCCAAGGCGGTAATGCCGACTGCAATAGCCGACAGTCCGGCACCGGCAGCGAGAAGACCTGCTCCGATAGCTGCGGTACCGACACCGATCAACGCAAATGCTCCGACAAGCGCCAGGATCGTCGGAACAAGAGGAGTCAGCACAAGACCGGCCACGCC